ATTACATAAAATGTGCTTCTATCCTAAGGATGAGCGTCAATTCATTGCTTGGGTAGCAGAAGAGCAGGGACAGGCTGTTGACCATCTGAAATATATCAAGAGTCATCTTGAGTACAATGATAAGATCCGTTATTACTTTGGTCCAATGGCTGGCGACCATGCAGGGCAGAGATGGACAGAAAAGGACATAGTCACATCAAAAGGGGACAGGATAATAGCAAAAGGTACATCTCAGCGGCTAAGGGGAAGAGCAGAGATAGATGTCAGGTATACCGGGATAATCCTTGATGACTTTGAATCAGAACTGAATACGAAAACGCCCGAAAGACGCGATGAAATAAAAAAGTGGATAGTATCTACGGTATTCCCTGCTTTAGAAGAATCTAGGGGTCGTGAAGGCTGGATATGGCTATTGGGTACTATAGTCCACTATGATAGTTTCCTTCAAATGGTGGCTGATGGCTATAGACAGGCGCAGGAAGAGGATCGGAAATATGTATGGGATCTAACATTCCATAGAGCAATAGAGAATGATAAGCCGCTGTGGAACGACCAGTTCCCGCTTTCAAAGCTCAAAGCTAAGAAGCAGGAGTTCATTGAAGCTGGAATGGTCAATAAGTTTGCTCAGGAGTATATGAATGATGCTCGTGATATATCAGATGCAGCCTTTAAGATAGATAGAATACAGTATTATACCGGGAATTTTGTATCAGAGGATAAATTTGCTTATATAAAGATGAATAACGACTATGTACCTATCAATGTGTATATGGGTGTTGATATAGCTGCTACTGCTACACAGAAATCAGATTATCAGGTTATCGTTGTCATTGGTATAGATTCAGAGAAGAACCGCTATGTGATAGAGTATTTCCGTGAAAGGATACCTACATTCGATCTGCCACAGCATATCATAGCAATGGCTAAGAAATATCAGCCTATGAAGAGAGCTACCATTGAAACAGTAGCAGCACAGGAGATGGTAAGGGATATGGTAGATAGAATGGCAAGAGCTGATAGAAGACTACTCCCCGGAATATTCAAGGGTGTTAAACCACCACCGGGAATAAAAAAGGAAGATCGTCTTGAAACATCGCTTGGTCCTGTAGTTAATAGCAAGAAACTGCATATCAAGAGGAATATGACAGAATTGGTGGATGAGTTCTTTGAACATCCATATCCTAAGAATGATGATCTAATGGATGCTCTTTATTATGCTGATTACTATGCTAAAGCTCCAAAGAGTGATAGAATGAGCAAAGAGCTCTTTGATAAGAAAGAGACCAGACCATTACTCAAGAGATATAACTGGCTTACTGGTGCTCGATTTTAATTTAAAATAATGTAAAAAAACACTTGACTCATGTTTTTTTGTTGCATTATATTTTAAAGTATACATGCCTATACCTCAAGACCCACGAGCAAAGATCAATGAGGAGCTGTTTCGCCGCTATAAGGACGCTCGCTCACAATGGGAGATAGAGGCTAGGACAGATCTTGACTTCTACTTTGGCAATCACTTCAGTGGTGACGAAGTAGATGAGCTTGCATCTCGTAACCAAGCCGCTGTTCCAATGGACCGTGTTGCCCCTGCAGTAGAGAAGCTCAAGGCTATGCTTACATCACAGCAGCCTGCATTCACTGTCATACCAAGGGAGGACTCAGATGTCAAGGTAGCTAAGCTATGGCGCATCATAATGAGTTATGTATGGGAGATATCTGATGGTAATGTAGCATTGAAACAGGCTATACATGACCATTCTACCACAGGTATAGGATATTTATATGCCTATATTGATCCTGAAGCTGATTTTGGCAAGGGAGAAGTGAAATTCACATCGGTTGATCCATTCAGGGTATATGTGCCTTCTACAAGCCGTGATAGATATTTTGGCGATGCTGACAGTATTATACTTTCAACCATACTCACAGGAGACCAATTACTCAATCTTTATCCTGAGCTTGGTATGGTTCCTGAGTCAGAGGATGCTGATCAAGATGATATAATACTAAATCAGATAAGCAAGTTTATGGATGAGGATTACCCAGATGCCCAGAATCAGAGTGTTACTAATATATTCACTCCTGCTGAGGCAAAAGGTTTGGAATGGGCTTCTACTGATAGATATCAGATATTAGAAAGATTTTACAAGGTCAAAGCTCCTTATTACCGTGTCGTAAGTGCCATGGATAATGAGGAGCTGATCATGAATGAGGAAGAATTTCAGGAGCTGATGGAGAAGAGTCCTGAGATGTTCGATCGTGGACTCATGGAATTTGAAGAGGTTATGCAGACCCGCATAGGGGTGACGGCAACAGTTGGGGAGATAGTTCTCTATGAGAGTATCCTTAACACTGATCTATATCCAATAGTGCCTTTACCTAACATATACACTGGCACACCGTATCCAAGGTCAGATGTTTCAAGGGCTAGACCCACTCAGAGACTTCTGAATAAACTCTGGTCTTTAGCCTTATCGCACGCGCAGGCTTCAGCGGGTCTGAAATTGCTTGTACCAATGGGCAGTGTCGATAATATCGAACAGCTGGAAAAAGATTGGGCTAATCCCAATGCTGTCATAGAGGTTGATAGTTCTCAGGGAGAGCCTCATTTTCCATCTCCTGTACCATTGGCAGCTGAATATTACAAACTTATACAGACATGTGAGTTCTATATTGATTTTACTTTTGGGCTTCCAGAGCTAATGCATGGTTTTGCTGAGAAGGCTCCTGAAACAGTAAGGGGTACAGAAAGAATGCTTGCTCAAGGAGCTGAAAGACCAAAATCAAAACTTAGAGATGTCGAGCACAGTATTAGAAGATTAGGTCAGGTTCTATATGGTATATGCAAAGGTCATTATGTATTTCAGAAGATGTTCCGGCTTGCTCAGGCTAACAACAATATTAATGAGGTAATGGCGAATTACTATGATGATTACTCTGGTGCTGTGCTTGATATATCAAAAGAGAGGTGGAGAATAGATCAGCATGATATAAGTATAGAACCGGGATCGACATTGCCATCAAGTAAATGGGCAGAGTTGTCGGTATATATGGAGGCATACCAGATGGGTCTTGTTGACAGAATAGAAGTATTAAAACACAATCCTGAGATATTTGATAAGGAAGGTGTAATTCAAAGAATGAGTGAGATAGCACAGCTTTCACAACAGGTGGAACAGCTTTCTCAGCAGAATAAAGAATTGAAGGGCGACCTTCAAACAGCACGCAGGGAGTCTGTATCGGATCGTAAGAGAGTTGAAGTGGAGAAATTCAAGACAACGCTCAATAAAACCGATTCAGACGCTAAGGCAAATCAGAAAATACAAGCTAATAAGCTTGCTAACGCAGTGAAGTCCGAAGTTGAAAGATTAAGACCTACCATGGAAGACATGGCAGGTGGTCTTGGTCAGGCTCAAGAAGAATTCGGAACATTGTAAATAGGAGTAAAAATGGAACAAGCCGAAGCCAAATCCATCGCTTTTACAGAGACCAGCGGACATGATGTAGTTCGTGAAACCGCTGAAGGTCATGATGGTAGTGAATACAAGGAAATATCTTATCCTGAAGTTGATGAAGCTATTGCTGAAAATCAGGGGTATGAAAATATCCCGACAGCTGAAGTGGAACCTCAAACTTCTCACGTTGATTGGGAAACAGAAGCTAAGAAGTTTCAGTCTATGTACGACAAGTCAGAGGCTGACAGTGCGAAACTTAATAGTGATGTTAATAACGTGAAGGAGCAGATGAGAAACCTTCAGCAGCAGGTTGAAGTTAAGAATAAGGAAGATAGCCAAGTAGCACTCTCCGAGGAGGAGTTTAATCCTTGGGATGCTTACTACAAGCCTGATTCACCAAGTTACCAGTTCCGTGCCAAGCAGGAGCAGGAAACTATTAATCAGGCTGTTCAGAGTCAACTTGGTCAGATAAATGATCAAGTTGTTATGAACAATACGGTAAATGAATTAAAGGGTAATTACAAGCTCAATGACAATGAATTGAATGAATTCATGAAATGGTCGACCAATCCTGTCAGTGAGTTGAGCCTTGGAACTCTCGTCAAAGTATGGCGTGAGGAAACAGGAGCTCCAAGTAATAATCCAAATTCATTGGATGCCGTAAAAGCAGCAAGACAGGTTCCTAAGACCGCAGGTGTCTTACAGGGTCAACAACCCCCGCAAAAATCTGATGAAGATAAAGTGTGGGAAGGTATTATGACCTCTGGAGGCAGGTTCGGGAACCGATTACCTTAAGATAACTAAGGGGTTTTATTATGGCAACTAGTGCAGCAGGCTACGTAAGAAGTGGTCTCAAAAGTACAGACATTGCGACTACAGCGGGTGCATCCCATGCTTCAGTGCATGGAGCAACTCCTGATAATCGGCGATTGTACGATTTCAGCGACAGAGTCGCTGAGCTGGCTCCAGAAGAATCTCCGTTCTTTGTATATCTTAGTAAGGTAGCAAAAGTACCAACAAGCGATCCCGTTTTTCGTTTTCTCGAGAACCGTTCTAAGATCGATTGGACCAATAGATCATTATATGCTGACAGTGCCTTGAGCTCTTTAGCAGCTGGTGTGAGTGGTCAACTCGATTTTGATGATGGTGCAGGAGATCAGATCGATTGGCTTGTTGTTGGTATGGTTGTTGCAATTGATGTTGTAGATGGTAAATCCCATGCAGTATTCCGAATTGACAGTGTTAGTGTAGGAACAACAGAGACACGATGCGATGTAACTTGTATGAGCGTTGGTAATGCCAGCGA